GGACAAGAACTAACACCACGCCACGCCCTCACACGCCACGTGTGAGGGCTTCACCTCTCTCTCTTACCTTGCTAGACCTATAGAGGTACCAAGCCCAAACCCATACTCAAATCTACCCAAAACACCCCCCGACCACGTTAAACAACCCCAGCTTGTTTGAGCGCAGCCCTTTACAACCTATTACATACAGGTATAAAGTATGAAATACTTATGTCGCATGAATTACTAACAACTGAGCAATTACGAGATAGGGTAGAAAAAGTTTTCATTGAACATATTAAATTGTGCCAAGATAATTTTTTATATTTTGTTCAATCGGTTTGGCCAGATTTTATTTGTAGAAAGGAAAGGGACCCAAAAAAGTGGGGCCACCATCAACATATAGCTCATGAATTAACAAAAATTTCAAAAGCAAAAGGCGGGAGACTCATTGTTAATATGCCACCGCGTCATACAAAATCAGAATTTGCATCTTATCTATTCCCAGCATGGATGATTGGTAAACACCCTAAAATGAAGATTATGCAGGTGTCTCACAACGCAGAACTTTCAGGAAGGTTCGGTAGCAAGGTGCGTAACTTAATTGATAGCCAGGAGTATAAACAGATCTTTGGAGATGTTAAACTACGGGAAGACTCAAAAGCAAAAGGCAGGTGGGAGACTAACCACGGTGGTGAGTACTTTGCAGCGGGTGTTGGCGGATCTATCACAGGTCGAGGGGCTGATTTGCTTATTATAGACGACCCCCATACAGAGCAAGATTCTTTATCTGATTCTGCTATGGAAAGGACTTTTGATTGGTACTCTTCAGGACCCAGACAACGTCTGCAACCTGGAGGATCTATATTACTTGTAATGACTCGTTGGGCTCAAGATGACCTAACTGGTAGGTTGTTAAAAAATCAAACAGAAATAAAATCAGATCAGTGGAACATAATTGAATTTCCTGCAATCCTAGAAAGCGGTGAACCTGTATGGCCAGAATATTGGAACCTAGAAGAATTAGAAAAAGTTAAAGCATCTATTAGTCCTAGAAACTGGAACGCACAATATATGCAGGACCCAGTAGCTGAAGAAGGAGCTATATTAAAAAGAGAATGGTGGCAACCTTGGAAAGGGCAAGTCCCTAAATTAAAACATATTATTCAAAGTTATGATACTGCATTTTCAAAAAAAGAAACTGCCGATTATTCTGCTATTACTACTTGGGGAGTTTTTGAACCTACTCCAGATGAGAACTGTTTAATTTTATTAGATGCAGAAAAAGGTCGTTGGGATTTTCCAGAACTAAAAGCAGTAGCTATGGAGGCTTATAAATATTGGGAACCAGAATCTATTATTGTAGAAGCTAAGGCTAGTGGTCAGTCTTTGATTCAAGAACTTAGACGTGCAGGTATTCCTGTACTAGATTATACTCCAACTCGGGGTAACGATAAGCATTCTAGAGTTAATGCGGTAGCCCCTATATTTGAATCAGGTAATGTCTATTATCCTCATGGGGAGAGATTTGCAGAAGAAGTCATTGAGGAATGCGCTGCATTTCCATATGGCCAATTTGATGATTATGTCGACAGCACCACACAAGCTATGTTAAGATACCGACAAGGTAATTTTGTATCAACATATATGGATGAGCCTGAGCCTATGAGTATACCGGGTGAATATAAATATTATACATAAAGGAGAAAAATATGACAATCAAAGAAAAAATAAAAACATTAATAGGTGATAAAACAATGAATGATAAAACTATAAGAGTTAATCATCCTGAAGATCACCCTGATGTTACTACAATGAGTGATAAACTTTTTGATAAAGAAAAGAAAAAAATCTTTACAAATTTCCTTGGAGATGGTTACAAAAAAGATGAAAAAATTCAAAAGAAAACAGATGAAAAAGCTAAACGTTTTGCGGATACAGTTCAAACAATAATGTCTAAAAAAAGGTCTGCGTCAGAAGGTTCGTTTTCTAAAGGTGGAGCAATCAAAGGAAATGGAATAGCCCTTAGAGGAACCAAAAGATTTACTGGAGTTAAATAATTATACATAAAGGAGATTAAAATGCCGAAAAAAATAGTAAAAACAAAAAAGAAGTATTTACTAGCTAACGCTAGTAAACCAGAAGATCGTTTAACTAAAAATGATATTAAGGCTGCAGAAGCCTTAATTGAAGAAAAAAAATATGTTCCTTTTGATAAAAGAGTTTATAGTACTCCAATGGAAGCTCGTAAAGCAGCAGACGATGAAGATAGATTAAATTTAAAAGAGATTCGTGCAGTTCAATCTAAAGGAATGAACCACGGTGGTGAAGCAGTGGTACGAGGGGCCGGTGCTGCAATTAAAGGCACGGGGTTTAAAGGAGTCTTCTAATGCCTAAAGAAAAAAGCCTAATAGAAGATATATATAGTCTTGGTGTAGGTTTTAATTACGATAATAAAAATAGTTACAGTGGAAAAACTATTGGTGAAAGTGATCTTAAAAAATTAATCAAAGAACCTGCTAATGGAGATCTTAGATTAAAAATAACAAAATCAAAAAGTAGACTTGATAAAGAATCTAATCTTATACCAGATCCAACAAAAGGTGAGACTCAACTTGAATTAGGTAAAAAATTTTTAGGTATTAAATTTAGAAAACAATTTTCAAGAGGTGGTGGAGTGGCCATTAAAGGAACTAAATTTACAGGAGTTAAGTAGTGTCCGAGATAAAACAAGCACAAAGTTTCATTGAAGCTATACAACAAGGAAGTCTTCCTCCATTGGAAAAGAGTCCTCTTGTTATTGAAACTCCCTATGATGAAAAAGAACCCTCAGCGTTTGGTGGACTTGCTGCACTCGGTGCTACTGTTATAGGAGCAACTGTTTTAGGACGTAGAATACCTGGTGTTAAAAATTATTTAAGACAGATGAGTAAGCCTGCAGCTAAAGTAGATTACTTACCTAGTAAACCTGTTGGTGACAAAATACCAACGGCCACCGGACAAGCAACAGATTTAATTACTCAAACTCCTAAAACAGAATTAGCAGTTGTAGGACGATCTAGATTTGGAGAAGTATTACAAAGACCTCTTAACTTTGGAAAAGATTTACAACCAGGCGGAAGAATATTTGGTTCATCAACTTATGATAGAGCATTAGAAGCTCCATTTGATAATGCACCGGCAGATAAATGGATTCAATGGTTTAAAGATGCGAATAGAGGAGATCTAACTTACCCTGGAGGACCCTTACAAGGAGTTAGTAGAAGAGTTAACCCAGAAGAACTATCTGATTTAAACTTAGTAAACTTTGATAAAACAGGTCAACCTGTTTCTGGATTTCTTAAAACAGCTAAAGATCAAGGGATTCAAATAGACAGAGAGAGTGTTTTAAAAATGATTAGACAATCTCCACTGGCTAATATTAAAACAATAAGATTAACCGCAGGTAAAGATCCGGTAGGCGATTTCTCAACTATTGCAGCAGAGGGAGAAGAGCTTGCAAGAACTACTGGAATTAATTTAGCGGAATTTCCTGGAGCAGTTAATGATGATATTAGAAAAGTTATGAATGCGAGTGGTTCAATTTCAGCAGAGAACATAACTATGGTACAGACTTCTTTGAGAGAAGCAGCAAGTAAAGCAGCGGACGTAGATAAATCTAAATTCTCAAACTTATTAATTAAATATAATCAAGCAGTAGGAAAGTATAATGCATCAAGTACAGCTCCTCCTTTGATTCAAGGACAAAAAGATTTGTCTACTTATTTTCCTAAAAATAAAAGTCAAAGAAGTTATCACTTAGATGGCGGAGAGAATTTTACAGAAGATGTTATTTATTATGATGGTCCCTTACCTAATGTATCTAGTAGATCATTTAAATATTTAGAGGGAGGTCCTCATTATTTAGGTAATTCAAATAGAGAACTTGCGTTTGCAAGATATGACGACTTACCTAATCCTAAACTAGGAGTAGGTAAAAGACATTTAAGAGTATCCGAAGTTCAGTCAGATCTACACTCTCCACAATTCTCTACAAGTCAATCCGTTAGAGATAATTATTTTAAAAATAAAGTAAGTCCTTTTAATCAGGACGCCAACATTAAGCTTTTACAAACACAGAGACAAGGTATAATTAATCAGTTGGCTCCTTACCAGGAACTTGGAAGAGGGCGTATGGGTTTAACAAGAACCCAAACTCAACAAGCGAGTAAATTAAAATATCAATTAGATGAATTAGATAGAACTGCTTTAAGTAGTTTAGTTAAACAAGGTTCAGTTGATAGTACAACAGGAGGTCCTTTCTCTAGAAGTTATAATGACATGGTTATTAAAAACTTACTTCGTACAATGGCGGAAAGAGATGTGAATGCAATTTCTATTGTACCTTCAAGTATGAACCAAAATATAAAAATGTTTGAGTCATCTAAATTTGGAAATGAATTAAACTATGGTTTACAGAATGGTAAAGCTGCTATTAAAGATAAAGCAACTGGACAGATGAAAAAATTAAGTCAATATTCTTCTTTGAATGAGTCTTTAAGAAAACAAGCTAGCCAATATGGAGCTAAGTTTGAATTATTTCCTATGCCTAAATCTAATCCTTTAAAAGAATTTAAAATTATTGATGAAATTAGTACTGCTAATAACTCTAGCTATAGAAGTGCTGTAGATAGTGATAGAGCTATTTATAATAGAAAAATAGATAATGATTATGTATTTGATAACCATGTAGGAGCGGCTAACTCTCAAGCTGAAGCTGAAGCAATTTTAAGAGCTTATGCAAAAGCAGGATCTACTAGAGGAACATTAGTTATCAGACAAATGGGACCTGATAATCCAGCTAACTACGAAATGGTTCCAACATTAATTGCAGACAGTAATGTATTAAAGAAATTCTTATTGCCCCAAAGGGCTTATCTGAATACAGGTGGGTTAGTAGATACTACTAACATTTTTCAATCTATATTGTAGATTTATTCACTCAATTGGTTTACAATCATACAAATATACTATAAGGAGATATATAACATGAAGAAAAAATTAAAAAAAGCTCTAATGGCAGCTGGTGCAGCATATGGTGCAAGCAAGTTTATGGGTGCAGGAAAAAAATCTCTATTAGCAGCAACTGAAGACAATAAAGATATGGCTTCTACTATTACTGGTGGAAAAAATCTTAACGATTATAATATGAGTAATAGCATTAAGAAAAAAACTTTAATGGAAAAAGCTAAAAACTTCTTAAAAACGGAAGTATTTACCACTAATCCAAAAACTAAAGCTTTCACTTTTAAAAAAGACAGTGAAATATCTGGATTTGGTTTAGGAGCTAAAGACGGAGCTAAAGATGGTGGAATGATGTACGCAAACAAAGGTACTATGGTTATGGCTAAATGCAAAATGGGTAGAAATAAAGCAACTAAGATAACATAATAATTTATGGCTATTGAGGACAATACTCCTTTCGACAACGAAGAAGTTGATGTTGAAGAAGAAGCGACAGTAACATTTGAAGATCCAGAAGATGCAGTAGAAGAAGATACTGTTGAACAGGATTTCTATGCCAATATTTCAGAAGACATGGATGAGAGAGTCCTAAATCAATTATCTTCTGATTTAATTAATGATTACCAAAAAGATAAAGAATCTAGAAAAGATTGGGAAGATGGTTATTTAAAAGGTTTAGATCTTTTAGGTTTTAAATACGTAGAACAGAACAGACCCTTTAGAGGAGCGGCCGGTGTTACTCACCCCCTTCTTGCAGAAGCAGTAACTCAATTTCAAGCACAAGCTTACAAAGAACTTTTACCAAGTGATGGTCCAGTTAAGACACAGGTTCTCGGATTAAAAACTGAAGAGACTACAGAACAAGCTAACAGAGTTAAAGATTTTATGAACTATATGATCATGGAAAGAATGGAAGAATATACTCCAGAGTTTGACCAGATGTTATTCTATCTTCCACTTGCCGGATCTACTTTTAAAAAAGTTTATTACGATGCAATGTTGGAAAGAGCAGTATCTAAATTTGTACCTGCAGAAGATTTAGTAGTTCCTTATTATGCAACCGATTTAAAGGAAGCACCAAGAATTACTCACGTACTAAGACAATCAGAAAACGATTTATTAAAAAAAATGGCTTCAGGTTTCTACAGAGAAGTGGAGCTAATGAAGCCACAACAAAAAGACAATAAAATTCAAGATAAATACAATGAACTAGAAGGAACTAAAAAAGTAGAGTCTGACGATATGATGTTCTCTATTTTAGAACTCCATGTAGATCTAGATTTATCAGATTATATTTCAGATGATCAAGAAGACTCACTTGGAATTAAAATTCCTTACATTGTAACTATAGAAGAATCTTCAAGAGAAGTTTTATCTATTTACAGAAACTATGTAGAAGGTGATCCTAAGTTTGTTAGAAAAGATTACTTTACACACTTTAAATTTTTACCTGGTTTAGGTTTTTATGGTTTCGGTTTAATTCATATGATCGGTGGCCTGTCACGAACAGCAACTTCTGCATTAAGACAATTGCTAGACGCTGGAACACTATCTAATTTACCTGCTGGATTTAAGTCTAGAGGAATGAAAGTTAGAGATGATGACCAACCTATTCAACCAGGAGAATTTAGAGATGTAGATGCACCTGGTGGAAATATTAGAGATCAGTTTCAATTACTACCTTTCAAAGAACCATCACAAACATTATTTAACCTTATGGGATTTTGTGTAGACGCAGGAAGAAGATTTGCTGCAACTACAGACACTGCTGTTGGAGAAGGTAATCAAGCTGCAGCTGTTGGAACTACAATTGCTTTAATGGAACGTGGAAGTAGAGTAATGAGTGCTATTCATAAGCGTTGTTACTATGCAATGAGACAAGAATTTAAACTTTTATCAAAAGTTATTGCTGAATACTTACCTCCTGAATACCCTTACGCAGTTTATGGTGCTGATAGAATTATTAAATCACTAGATTTTGATGCAAGAGTAGATATTTTACCTGTTGCGGATCCAAATATTTTCTCAATGTCTCAAAGAGTTACTTTAGCACAGACTCAATTACAGATTGCTCAAACAAATCCACAACTTCATAACCTACATGAAGCTTATACTCGTGTGTATGAAGCTTTAGGAACTAAACAGATACCGGAATTACTAAAACCAGAAGTAAAACCTACTCCAAAAGACCCTGCAATCGAAAACGCAGAGGCTTTACAGATGCAAATAGCTCAAGCGTTCCCTGATCAAGACCATGATGCCCATATAGCAGCCCATTCAGCGTTTTTAAGAACTAGAATGGTACAAATTAATCCTCCAGTGTATGCTTTACTACAAGGACACATCTCTCAACACGTATCTTTTAAAGCACAGAAGGAAGTAATGGCTATGATGCAACAAAATCAACAAATGATGATGATGGCACAACAAAATCCACAACAATTTCAAATAACACTTGATTCTGAAGTGGCTAAACGTATTGCACAAATAACTTCTGAGTTAGTTCAAGCAGAAATGCAATCAGACGGGACTAAACAAGACCCTCTAATTATGTTAAAACAGAGAGAGCTAGATCTTAGAGCAATGGATATGCAAAGAAGAGCAGAAACGGATGCTTTAAGAATTAATAATCAAGATGAACAATTTGAAGACAGATT